TCTCACCGGGTGCGGCGAAGGATCGTGATACAAGCGGGTCATGTCTTCTCCTGGTTAGTGGAGGGGGCCGGCAAGCCGACCCCCACCCCAGTGCAAGGGCCGACTTAGCCGCCGGTCGTGACGAGGCCCAAGTTCGAGAGCGCCGTGATCAGGCGGTCGATCTTGGTCTCGTTGAGTGCGGTGGTGGCGGTGGTCGTTCCGACCGCCGTCATCGCCTGTTGAATGACCGGAGTGCTACCGAAGAAGGCAATCTTCTCGGTGGCACCAGTGCCGAAGCACATCCCGTCCGGCCCGTTTGATCCGATGTATTCCACAGCCATTGCTGTCTCCTACGTTGGCGAGGAGAGGGGCTCTCGCCCCTCGTCCTGGCTAGTTGGTACCGAGCCGGCAGGCCAGCTGCTGACGGATTGTCTTGTAGCCGTACATGACATCAATACGACACGGGAACTTGTCGTTGTTGATGTCGTAGGCGCGAACAATCCGCATCGACACACCGTCGAGCACCTGACGCGACGAAAAGTCGACACCGTCGGGCATCACGAGGTCAGCCGTCGCAAAGGCGAAAGCTTCCTTGTGATACGCCAAGCCGATCTTGTAATCGTCGGAGGCGCCGATTGCCGTCGAGCGGTCGCTCTCCAGCTTCGACAGGGCCGCACTATTAGCGGGCATCGCCGACACGTTCTGCTTCGCACCCGAACTATAGATCGCGGGAGAGAAGCTGATCGAGGTAGCGTTGGCCGCCGCGTCAGCCGATACGACGAACGGCATCAGCAGGCCCAAGTCTGCCTTGGTTTCGGGGTGGACCCGGTTGACGGAGGCGAAGTAGAAAACGTCGCCCTTCTTCCAGGTGCCGGCACCCGTGCCGACCGTGATCGACGTCGAGCCCTCGGCGATGGTGCCGGCATCGTCGACCAGATAGTCGCCGGTCCCGTCATCCGTCCCGGTCGTATGGATCGGCAACAGGGTGTTCTCCATGATGTTGGCGAACCCCAAGCTGTTCGACGCCATGCGGCCTTGACGGTAGTTCTTGGCCAGCTTGTCCTGGTCGTTGAACAGGCCCGAGACGGCGGTGACGATGTCGACCATCTGCTCGGTGTTCAGGTTCAGCGTCCGGTTCTCGTAGCCGCACAAGGCGTCGGTGAGAACCCTGCCGGCCCCCAGCACGTCGGCCAGGGCAATGGCCGCCCCGACGTCGCTGATCTCCTGAGAGACGTCCTTGTACATCGACAAGGCGTCGCTCTCGATGTTGGCCGCGAGGACCGCCATCGCCGGATCCAGGATCCGCTCGGAGAAGTCGTCCAGATCCAGGGTCAGCTCGGCTGACGTGAAGTTGATGTCCACGCCCTTCTGAGTAGCGACCTGCAGAGTAACCGAGCTTTCGACGGTATCCTGCGTCTGAATGGTCGCACCCGTGCGGACGGTGTACTCGTTCGGCAGCCGGATCTTCAGGCTGTCGCCGATCTTCGCACCCGTCTTGGCGTAGCTATCGTCGTAGTCACGGACGATGGTCCCGATGAAGTTCAGCTTCTGATGCAGAATACGCAGAGCTTCGCGGGTCACCGCCGTGGGGGTGAGGATTGTGTTAGCCAACTTGGCCTCCTATTCCACGGTTGATGGAAGGGCGCGCCTCACTAGACGGCGCCCCGTTTGCGTCGGATCTGCTGCTCGCGTCGCTCAACCCACTGCTCGGGAGAAAGCTTGTCGTGGAGACCACGCGGCGCGGTGGACTTCCGGCCAGGAACTCTCTTGGCCGGCTCTGCCACTTTCGCCTTAGCCTTCTTCTTCGGAGCGGCTTTCGCCTTTGCTTGCTGATCCAGGATCCCCTGATACTTCTCAGCCATGTAGAGGATGTTGAGCGTCGCTTGGTTCGTGACACTTCGGATCTGCGCCTCGGGGACGCCGAGCCCTATCGCGAACCGTGCGAGCTTTTCCTCGTGCTGTGGGGTCCAGTCTGTGTACTTTGCAGACAGAGCCTGTCGGGTCTGCTCCCCAGCCTTGCGACGGGCACCCGTCGCCGCTGTGGAGGCCTCCTGGGCCTTGTAGGCAAGGTCTTGGTTGGCCTTGTGACGCATGCCCTCGAGCTGCTGCTTCTCGAAGTTGAGGGCGTTGAACGTCGCAGGGTCACTCGCCATCAGCTCGTGCCAGTTCACCTCGGCGTACTGGGCCAGCTGGATGTCGATGGCGCGGATCGCGGAGGCAGCGTTGAACTGCTCCTGTTGGAGTTTCAAGGCCGTCTCGGTGGCCTGGACTTGCTCCTCAAAGGCACCGCGATCCGCAGCCAGTGCCTGTGTCTTGGTTGTGTAATCCGCCTCCTGCAGGATCGCCTTCTCGAGCGCCGCAGGTACCTCGTATTCCTCGTCACCGTAGGTGACCTTGACCATTTCCGACGTGTCGTCGCCATCCTCGTCGCCGTCGCCGTCACCTTCATCGGCGTCCGCGTCGTCGGCGTCCTGGTCATCCTCGTCGCCCTGATCGTCGGCAGCGTCGTCCGCGCCGTCGTCTTCGGGGGCGTCGTCCTGGTCGTCTGTGGGAGCGTCGTTCTGATCATCGCCCGCGCCGGGCTCTCCACCAGGAGTGATGAAGTCGGTCTCTTTGTAATCGACTGCTACGTCTGACATCTTGTCTCCTTTCGCCTCGGCAGCCCAGGGAGCTGCCCTTGGCTACAAGGCGAGGAGCAACGCCACCACGGCGTCCTCGTCGTCTTCATGCTGTTGGATTGGATCCGCAGCTTGGTCCGTCGGGACTGCTGCCCAGCTCATCGGGAGTTCTCGCGGTCGAGCCTGCTCCCAGAGTGGCGGATAGTAATACGGGCGCTCCTCTGTGTCCAGAGGCGGGCACGTACAGACATTTCCGCCCCCAGGAGAGGGGGAGGAAGAAGCGAGGGCCACCAGCTCCTCGTCTCTCCTGGGGGCTTTTCCCTCGTCCTCGGCAAAAAGGGGAGGAGGCGTCCTTCGCAGTGCCTCATCCTGAGGGATCCGTAAAAGCATCAGGCGTCCTCGAGCGTCGAGAGGACAGGTGTGGGCTGCCCCTGGCCCAAGGAGAGCTGCAGGCCCTCGTTGCGGGCCTCCTGGAGCGTCTTAGCGGCCTCCGCCTCGTCCTTGCGGGCCTCGCTCTCCGCCGCCATGCGGTCGGTCTTGGCCTTGTACATATCGACGCCGACCCGCTTCCGATCGACCTCGACCTTATCCGCCTCGAGCTGCTTGTCCCGCTTGAGCTGCTCGATAGTCTCCATGGCGTTGCCATACTCGGCCTCGAGCTGCCTGAACATCTGGATCCCCTGCTCGAGCTGACCGTGCAACTCGGCGATGCGCGGATCCTGCTCCTCGCCTTCCTCGTCCTGCTGAAGGTGCGGAGGCAGCAACGTCTTGAGCCGCCTGGCGATGTCGTCGGCCCTGGGCCAGTCGAGGCTATCGGCCAGGATGTCGCCGATGTACGGCGCCGCGTCGGGGAAGTTCCGAAGCAGCTCGATCATCTGCGTCGCGGCCTCCTCCCGGCGTGTGGTGAACGACGGGCCGGCCTTCACACTGACGTCGTACTTGCCGACCGTCAGGTCGTAGATCTTCTCTACGCCGCCCTCCTCGAACGGCTCGTTGACCCGAACCGTCTGCACGGTGTGCCTGTCCTCGCCCACCAGGCGCGCCACGCGGGCTTGGTTCCAGACGTGAGGGATCAGGTCCAGGAGCACGACGCCCGCGTTCTTGACGCCTCGGGAGAGGTTGTCGAGGAAGTGGAAGTTGCTGACGTCACCCTCTCGCTGCCGAGCCATGATCGCCCGGCCGCTCGTCTCGTTGCTCCTGGCGCCCAGGCTGGCGTCGAACAGACCCGTCGCCGACTTCATGTCGTCGGCGGACATCAACACCTCCTGCTGCGCGCCGGGTGTCACCGTCGGCGGAGGTTGACGCCCAGGCGGAACCTCACCGTCATATTCCAGGTAAGGGTGGTTCTCGTTGTTCGCCGTCGCCCACCGTTCGTCGCTGTCGAAGGCGCCCGTCGGGCCGATGTACGGCACACGAGGCTGCAGAGCGACCTGCTCCGTCATGGAGCTGCGCCAGTAGTTGTACATGCGCTGGCTGTCCTGAGCGAAGTGGGTCAGCGAGAACAGGTGCCTCTCACCCTCGACGTTCACCGTGTCGCCGTAAACGGGAATGATGGGGATAAAGCGCCCAGGCCACGCCGTGTACTCGAGGATCTCGGTCGCCGACAGGAGGAACTGCTCAACCTTGTGCGTCTTCAGAGGCCGGCTGCGCTCGACCGTGAGGAAGGCGGCATCGAACTGACCCTTGTGCTCCTCGTAAACGCTGGACCGGAGAACGGTCCCGTCGCTGAGCATCACCAGCTCTTCCTCGACCTCCGTGCGGCGCCAATACTCGGCGACGCGGATGGCGTCCTTCTCGACCCACCTTCGGTACCGCTCGTCGGTGAAGTCCGCCTCCCAATCGACGGGATCCGCGTCGGGGTACGCCGCCTCGAACTCGTCCTCGGTCAGCATCTCGGTGACGAAGGCCTTGTCCCAGTCCGTGCTGTCGAAGCGCTTCGACTGGATGTCGCCGTATACGCTGAAGGGGTTCTCGATCATGTTGATCCGCAGATCCTGATCGAAGGTGTCGTCGTGGGCGTAGTCGATGTCGATGCGAAAGAAGCCGATATTGGCAGACGCGGCACAGTCCAGGGCGTGGTCGTACGAGACGTCGGCGTTCGACGTCACCTCGATGTTGCGAACGATGCCGGCCAGCACCTCCGCAGTGTCGGGGTCGGCGTCGTCGTCAACCGGCATCACCTTGATCGCGGGCCGGTTCATCCGCCCGTCGTTGACCACCTGCCGGATGAAGCCGGGCATCTTGTTGACTGTGAGGCTAGGCCGGCCATCACGCTCTCTGGCGTCCAGGTCGACTTGGTCCCACTGCTCGCCCAGGCGACCGAAGCGGAGATCGTAGAGGGCGCGCTTACGGTTCTCGTCCTCGGCCTCCTCGCAATCGTCAAAGGCCTCCAGAGCCTCCTGGACTACGTCGTCTTCGTCGCCGTCGTACTTCGTCTCATATGGCATCGTTCGCCGCCTTCATGTATCGACGGATCTGCCCCGTCTCTGCTTCAACCTCAATCTCTTCGTACTTAGGCACCTATCAGCCCATCCAACTCACGCGGCGCTCCTGGTTCAGGGTCACCTTCGGCTTCTTCCTGATGATCTTCGGGAACAGCTCGGTCATCGCCCAGATGTACGCCTCGGCCCTGTCCGGGGATCCCTCGCCCTCGTAGCCCTGAGAGGTGAAGAGGCACAGCTGCGCCTCCAGGTCGGGGAACGACCCGGCGAAGCCTGCGTGGCCCTGCTCACAGAGGGCGCTGATCGGCTCCGCCCTGACGTGCTTACCCTTCGCCGCATGGACCTCGATGATGCGCCCTGCGCCGCTCTGCGGCCGGGCGGACAGCAGCGTGTGCTTGACCATGTCTCCGCCCTGGTTCCGCTCGACGACGACAGCGTCGGCCTCCCACTTGTCAGCCATCGACCACGCCCGGCCCGCCCACTTGCTCGGAGACCCCGACGTCGATGCGTCCTCGAGGAGGTAGCCGCGCCCGTCGCTGCCCTTGCCGGCCACCGCGATGCCGTGCTCGTCGCTCACTTCTGTGTCACTGACTGCCGGATCCACGCCGACGACGATGCGCTCCATCACAATACCGGCCTTCTCCAGGCGCGGCAGGCTCGTCCTGGCGTCCTGGATCCCCTGCCGTGTCCAGATGGCGCCAATAGCCTGGGGCTCGTACTCACCCAACCAGATGTGAGCGTAGCGGTCGGGCTTGATGCGCTTGTCGTACACCCGCTCCTGCTCAAGCTCGTCGGGGAAGAAGGGGTTGTCGTAGTGGTTGACCTTGTGGATCAGCGCGCCGGGCGGCGGGTCTTCACTCCTGAAGCGCCGGTCCACCGGATCCGACGCATGCCTGGGGTTCCAACTGAACCACAGCTGCGAGCCGGGCTTGCGGATCGTGGGGATCAAGATCTCGAGGCTGCCGGCGGAGATCGTCTGCGCCTCCTCGACCCACACGATGTCGATGGCCTCGTACGACTTGATCGTGTCGACCGTGTGCTCCCCCAGGCCGGAGAAGATAAACCTGGATCCGTTCTCGGCTCGGATCTCCATCTGCGTCGAGCTGAAGAAGTCCGACATGCCCAGCTCCTCGATCTGCGTGTCGAGGAGGAGCTTGACGCTGTCCTTGATCGAGTTCTGCACCTCTCTGGCGCAGAGGATCCGAAGCTTCCTCTCACCGGCCTGCACTAGGAGCGCCTTGGCAAAGCTGTGCGACTTGGCGGATCCTCGGCCGCCGTAGGCAGCCTTGTAGCGCGCCTCCTCGAAGAGGAACTGGAAGGCCTTAGGAAGCGGGACGTTCTGCAAGCGCTACTCACCCTTCGGTGCGTCGACAAAGGAGACCCTGAACACCAGCGCCTCGCCGCCGACGCCCGTGTGCTCCACCATCGAGTTGTCCCGGAACTTCTTCGGCCGCCGGGCCTTCAGCATGAACATGAGGAGGTTGTCACTGTACTGACGCTCGACGGCGACCTTCTTGCCGTTGTGGTAAATGCCCTTATCGACGCCTTGAACGCCGCGCCTCCAGGCCTCTTCCTCCATGGCGTCGACGCCAATCTCCCAGGCCTCGTCCCAGGCGTCCCGAAACTTCTCGTCTTGCTGTCGCCAATTGTAGACCGTCTTGCGAGGAACCTTCGCAGTGCCGGCCGCCAACGAGACGTTGGCGTGCTCGGTCAACGCCTCCAGGAAGGCGGCCTGCCGCTTCTGCTTACGGGTCCCCCTGGCGAGCTTTTTAGCTGTGCCAGATGTGCTTTTCGCCATGGGAGAAGAGATTTACTCCTGGACGACGCTCAGGTCAACCAAAGATCCTCAGGCACAACCAAATGACGACGACTACGATGAGCCAGGACAACGCGTCGATCACAAGTCGCCCAATCGTTAGCGCACTCCATATCAGCTCTCCTCCTGGGCCTCGACGTCAAGCGCAGCCTGCATCGCGGCGATTGGATTGAGATCCGTCTTGGCGAGGTGATCGCAGCCGAGTTTGTACTCGATGAACCACCGCGCCATCAGCGCCGCCTCCGCCACACCGTCGTTGCTGCGAATGCCGTTGCCAATGAACCCCAACGTGACCATA